TCCTAATAATGGATTTATGGCAGGCAACGGTGGCACGATAACCCAATCGTATACCCAGGATGATCTTTTTCCAGACGCAATTAATTCGACAGAAGAAGCACAGGGAATGACATTTTCTTTTGGTGCAGAAGTAGATAATGATCAAGCAGGAAACAATCTAGCAGATACTTGGTCAATAAAATTAGAATTGTTTGATTCAGATAATTCATCATTGGGTAGTACTGAAATTGGTAGTACTGTAATATTTGCCCCAACTATTAGAACTGGTGCATTAGAAATAGATTCTGGGAGTGTTGTTGATACTGGGGTGTTAACTATATTTGGAAATACAGCTCTTAATGGCGATCACAGATTTGGTCCTTTCTTTAATGATGTATTTACTACCTTTACCTATAACGAAATAGAAGAGACAATTACTACAGCATTAACATACGATACTCTCATTACTAATATTAGCTGTGAAGTTCTAAACACATGCGCTGTTATAAGCACATCTACAGCAGATGATATTGCAACAGGAACAATTGATATTGTTAGTGATACAAGCGTAGCAGAAACAACTATATCTGCACCTGTTGTAGTTGTGCCATTACCAACAGTTGTTGCCTCAGTAGAAACTACTTTAGAAGTTGCTGAAATAGCACAGATATCGGAGATAACAAATGATACAGCAAGTACATCTGATACAGGAACATCTGTGGAGTCAGAATCAGTCTCATCATCCCTTGAAGTTGAACCAGAAGCAGAACCAGAAGTCAAACAACAAGTTGCTCAAGAAAAACAGAGTGCAAAATCCAAAGTTTCCATTGTTGAGCCCAAAAAATCTGGAAGTTCTGCTCCGTCTAGAAGTTCTAATTCGAGCACTCAGTCAAAAGGAAAAAAGACTACTGTCAAACAGAAGGCAGCGGTAAAGAAGAAGGCTATGTCAAAGGCTGGAAATAAAGCAGTTAAGAAGATGGGCAACAAAAAATACTCCGATACCAATCAAATAAAAACACTTGTTATTATGCAAGTGTTGGGTAACACAAAGAGTTTCTTCAATACTCAAGCGCAACTGAAAGATACACCTAATTTCTTTAGTGACAGATCAATACCTGATAATAATATATCAGATAACAACTATACATCTTATTTTTTATTTGGTGGCAGTGACAGTGATCACGATGCATTAATAGGAACCCAGTATAGGAGATAATCATGGCTGAAGTAGAATTTGCTGGAGTAAAATTTAAAGGCGGTAAAATGATTGCTATCGTTATGGCATTATCGACTCTGGTTGGTGGTCTATATGGTGCGTTTGAAGTGTATAAAGATTATATGGATATGAAAGAAAAAATAGAAAGTTATCAAGCACCAGATTTGTCTGACTTTAAACAAAAACTTGCAGTGTTGCATGGTGAGATGGTAGCACTTAAAGAGATGGAAAATATGATAAAACAATCAGCCAATGATGCAAGAGATTATACAAAAGATATAAAAAGAGACTTAAAAGAAGAAATACATCATATGTCAAAACAGGTGGATGATATAGAGAAGCGTGGTAAAGAAGCGTTTCGTATGGTAAGAGAAAGTGTTGATACTAACGATACAAAAGTTCGCAAGTTAGTGACAGATAGTAGTGATCGGTTTGATAAACGCAGAGAGCAATTACGAAACGATATGGATAATCTTGAAACTCGTATTAAGAGCGAGATGAAAAATTTAAAGGGTGAGATAAATAATAAGATAAAGAAAGCATTGGAAAATCCTTTAGCAAATATGAGGAAATAACATGATTGTAGAAAGTATGGCTGCATTTGCACTTGTAAAAGGTGCCGTCGATGCTGTAAAGTCCGCTATTGATACAGCTGATGATGTAAAAGGTATTTACTCTGGACTCGACTCGCTATTCAAACACCGTGATGCTGTAGCAAAAGAAGTAAAGAAAAGCAAACAAGTTAAACCCAAAAGCAAATTGAGCCTTTTCTTTAATAAAAAAACAAACGAAGATACAGAAGACGATCTTAGTGTTGGTAATGTTGCGGCCATGGTGTTGGAACAGAAGAAAATAGACCGGGACATCTTAAACTTGGGTATTCGGATCGACAACAAGTTTGGATTAGGAACATGGACAGAGATTATAGAGACACGTGAGAAGATGATTGTAGAACGCAACATAAAGCGTAAAAAACTGAAAGAAGCTACTGAAGAACGCATCAAAGAAAAAAATGCGTTTTGGGACAGGGTTCTTTACATTATGGGTGAAATTGGCAAGGTTATTATAGTTCTATTAGTATTTAGTATGGTTGTCTATTTTATATGGATAAACCGCGCTGGTTCAGAACCAACATTGATTGTTGAATCTTCAAAAAACATTGTTTTTATTGAAAATAACCCTTGACTTTATTATGAAAATAAACTATAATTAGTATAATAGGGATTAACACTTGATAGGAAACTATATTATGACAAACAATGAAATGAAATTACATACTTTAAACGAAATGGCCAGTCATGTAGCTTGCTTTACTCAGAAATTACAAGTTCTTGAAGCGTTAGATGGAGACAATACAACATCTGGTGCTTTTGATCTACGCGATCAATTGACTTCCTTAACGCAAACTATGGGTGATTTGGACAAAGAGGTTTCTCGGGCAATAGCAGTTGTTCCAGAAAAATGAAAATAACCCTTGACTTATGTAATTAAATAGGTTATTATTGTTATATTGATTGATGATGAGGGATGTGAATGAAAAAATACTTATTGGTAATACCTGCGATTTCGTTAGTTGCATTCTCAGCAAGTTTTATTCTTGCTGAGGAAAAGGTTAGCCCTCCTATAGAAGTTCTTGAACCAGTTGTTGAGGCTGTTGTGGAGCCTGAAATTGTAGAAGAGAAAACAGATCCCGAGCTGATCTGCCTTGCCATGAATATATATCATGAAGCAAGGAACCAATCTATAGCTGGACAAATGGCTGTGGCACTGGTAACTATCAACCGTATGAACGACCATCGTTACCCCAATACAATATGCGAAGTTGTAATGGAAGGTCCGACCAGAGTATCTTGGAACGACAAAACAAAAGAATACCCTATTAAACACCGTTGTCAATTTAGTTGGTTTTGCGATGGTCTATCTGATACTGTAAAAGATTTTGATACGTTTATGAATATAACAAAACTTGCAGATATTATTATAACTCAGCTTGTGGTAGATATTACTGATGGTGCAACACACTATCATGCGGACTATGTTAAGCCAGCTTGGGCTGCAACAAAGACACGAACAACAAAGATTGATGATCATATTTTTTATAGATGGGAAAAATAAATGCTCGATACAAAGAACTTCTCAATAACAATTGAAAAAGTTGTTAATGAATTAAAGATACCATATATGGATGCCATATGCTGGTACTGCGATAAGAATGAAATTGAAGTTGAAACAGCGGCAAAGCTAATCAATACAAAGATTAAACAGTGTATTGCTCTTGAAGCAAGTGACCTCAACCTCATGAAAGAAAAGATTAACAGTCTGCCAGTATGATTATGTATGATGTAAATGAAGGATTTGATGCGTATAAAACATATCTCGCTCTGAAGCAACACTTCACGAGCGATTATGACTACTTTAAATACAACGGTAAGGTACGTGCTAAGTCCGAATCTTTTTTGAAAAGAAACGATAAGTTCTTTTTTAGAAAGCTACAAAAGAAATACTCTAAGGATGAGCTTGTTGAGTTCTTTGTTAGTAATTTTATTGTGGGTGGAAACAATTGGATTGGTAATTTAATATCAAAAGAAAGCGAAGATAATTATGCAAATTGGCGAAAGAGTTCTGAAAGTATTACCTATAATTTTCATAACGACCTACGTTGGTTGTCTGATTATTGCAGCGAAAATGATATATCAGCTAACGATCTTATTGTTGTAGATAAGAACGATCATCCAATTCTACTTAAACTTTTTCTTCAAAACAAAATAACAACAGAGACAGTCATCATTCTTGATAGCGTTCTTGGCTTTGTTCGATATTGGAATGCTAAGATAGATGACATTATTTGGGATGAGAAAAAGAAGTTATTGAATAATTATAAATCATTCGTACGGTATGATATCGACAAATGTAAACAATTAACAAAGGAGACATTACTATGAATAAAATTATATTATCATTAGTAGCTCTTGGCTTTTTAGGTGCTTGTGCTCCTAGTGGCGTATGGAGTAAAGCTAATGGCAAGCCAGAATATGTATGGATTGGTTGCCACGATGTAGTTATTAATCCATCTGACACTGGTGAAATAGCTTTTGGACCTTTTGGTTTGAAAGTTGATAAGATTTACTTGAAGCAAGTAAACAAAGATGGATCTGTTACTCCTACAACTACAGGAGTACCTTGTGAACAATGAAGTTGAAAGATACGTTGGTGAACTCCGAGAGCTTCGCCAGCGGGTAGCGGATCTTGAACAAAGATTAGGTATACCGAATGCCTTTAATGCTACAACAAACGAACCATTTTTTTATAATGTTTTAAAAGAAAGAGAAAAAAAAGATTGACATTTACTACTAAGTATAGTATATTTAATATAGTGATTATGAGCTAAAGTGGATAAAACGAAATACAACGAAATACAAAACATAAGGATACGAAAATATGACTACATCTTTCGCCGACCTTAAACGGTCAAGCAAATCTACCTACGATAAAATCATCCAAGAAACTAGTAAACTTCAGTCTAACAACCAAAGTAAGAATGAACGCGATCTACGGTTCTGGCAACCTGAAGTTGATAAAGCTGGTAACGGTTATGCTGTTATTCGTTTCCTTCCTGCACCAAAAGGTGAGGATATCCCTTGGACTCGTTTGTTCTCTCATGGTTTTCAAGGTCCAGGCGGTTGGTACATTGAGAACTCTCTTACTACTCTAAACGAACAAGATCCAGTTGGTGAGTATAATACTACTCTATGGAATCGTGGTGATGAAGCTGGTAAGGAACAGGCTCGTAAGCAGAAGAGACGTTTGAGCTATATCGCTAACATCTATATGGTTAAAGATCCATCTCATCCTGAGAATGAAGGTAAAGTTTTCCTTTATAAGTTTGGTAAGAAAATCTTTGATAAGATCAATGAGAGCATGTCTCCTGAGTTTGAAGACGAATCTCCTGTGAACCCATTTGATCTTTGGGAAGGTGCTAACTTCAAGATGAAGATTCGGAATGTAGAAGGCTATCGCAACTACGATAAGTCCGAGTTTGATTCAGCATCTATTCTCTCTGAAGATGATGATGTTATGGAAAAAGTTTGGTCCTCTGAATATTCCCTAAAGGAATTTGCGGATCGCAAAAACTTCAAGAGCTACACAGAGCTACAAGCTCGGCTTAATCGTGTTCTTGGAGCAACAGCGGTATCGTCCGCCGCGTCTGAAATAGAAGATGATGTTATGCAATCTTCTCCGGCTCCTCAAAAAGCCGCGCCTCAAGTTAAAGAGGAAGCTGCTCCCTGGAGCGAAGAATCTTCTGATGACAGTCTAGACTTCTTTAAGAAGTTAGCTGAAGAAGACTAAGCAAAAGCATCATTGCTTTTCAAGGGGGGATCCGTTGGGTTCCCCCTTTTTTATGTACTATAAATTGGATAGGTGCCACCACGCATTTGAGATGGTCTTGCTGATACTTTTGGTGCGTTTTGAGTATTGTTTACAACATTAGTGTTTGTTGTTTGTTGATTGTTATTAGTTGGAGCAACAACCATTGATCCACTAGCAGATGATCTTTGCCCATCAGCAACAGCAGTTGACCCAGCGTTTACTGCTTCAGCTTGTATTTTTGGTTGGAACCCTAAAATATTATTTATCTTTTGTATCGCCCCAGTCACTTCATCTAGTTTTAAATCTGGTGACAAAATACCTTTACCAAAATCAATACTACCAAAAAAACCAGTATCAACTTTTCCGCCCTTTGCTAATCCTTCCATAAGAGGCACTGCTGCTCCTAATTTTTTAGCAAGACCTTCAAAGTCAACATCGCCAGAATTAATCTTAATAGAAGAAAAGGAAGATAATGCTTCGCCTATTTTTATCAATGAATCAGAAACACTTGTCAAATCTGCTGCTTTATCTGTAAGTTTCAAAATTCCAGTAATTGGGCTTTCTTCACCAGAAATGAAGTTAAGAATAGATTTACCAACACCAGACAACGATTCTAAGAATGTCGCTCCAGTCCACATTTTTAATCCACCAGAAAGTTCAGTAAAAACTTTTGATACAATTATTGATTTTTTTAATGCGTCATCACTACCAAGTCTCTCGTTCATGTCAGAAGCAGCATCTGTAAGGTCAGTTATTGTTCCTTTACCTACAAAGTTAGCAGCAAGCCCAAGCCCAGTTATAGACTTTAATGGTTCATTGATTATTTTTAATCCATCAGCAACTTCTGATAGTCTATCAACTTCTGTTTTATTTAAATGTGTTACTCCATCGCCAATATCTTTTAATGAATCTGAACCAGCAAAACTTCCTGCTAAAGCAGATTTTATAAGTTCGAATAAGTCTTTATCAAGCGCTTTCATTCCAGTTGCAACTTCTGATAGTCTATCAACTTCTGTTTTATTTAAAGCAGTGATACCAGATGCAAGGTCTGATATTGCTTCATCACCAACCAAGTTCGCTACAACCCCTGCTTTTGCAAATTCTGCTAACGGTTGATGAATTCCCTCCATACCTTCAGCCATATTTTTAAATTGACCTAGATCAAAGGTTTTAGAAACATCAGATAGTTTTTGCATACCACCTGCTAAGTTTGTCATGTCGGGGACTATCTTTGTTGATATAGCCCCACTGAGTTTATCAAAGAAAGAACCTGCACCCATAGCAGACATGAAAGCATTAAGACCTTCACCAGCCTCTATCATCTTTCCTTTGTCAACATTCATTTTGTTGAATTTATCCACTCCATCAGCAATGTTGACAAGATCGCCTGTAAGGAATGTTAATACCGCGCCAAACCATCCTTCTTTTGTTGTATTACCAACATTTTCTAAAAATGTTTTTAAACCCACACCAACTGACTTCAAATTTTCCATATCAATTTTTTTACCGACTTCATCTAATCCATCGATACCATCACCAATATCGTCAAGACCTTTGCCGATTTCTTGTGCGCCTTTGCCTGCTAACCAAGTAACACCACCAAGACCACCAAGAAATGCAAGAAGAGCAGCACCACCAACAGCAGTTATTGGGTTTGCAAATGTACCTAAACCGATTGACAATGCAGTAAGTCCAGGTCCAAGAACCATTAATCCAGCGCCCATCCCAGCTGCACCAAGACCACCAAGTAATCCACCTAATCCAGAAAGAGCACCACCAGCGGCTTGTGATGCGCCTTTCATTATACCAGGAGTTTTTCCAGCACCACCTTTTCTGCCTTTTGTTAATGCTTTATCGGCGTCTAGAAGTTTCTGTTGCTTCAATGCATCTGTTTGCCCAGTGATAGCATCAGCAGTTCTATCTGTATTATCGACAATTTGTTGTAATGGAGCAAGAAGAGCTTCTTTTGCTCCTTTAATTGTGTTCGGACCTGCACCGCTACGAGTATATTTGTGCATGTCTCTAACTTTATCAATTACATTCTGGAAATCTGCCATTGTTTTATTTTCTTTGTTCTAGTTTTTTGTTTTCTTCTTCAAGGTAATGTATCAGCAATGATATATAAATTTCTCTTTCAAATGGAATCATATTTTCTAACTCAGTCAAACTATATTTGTGGTGCTGCATTAGTCCAAAATTAGTTTGATAGATATTAATTAAACTATCATGACCGAGCGCTATATAAAAAAACTTTGTAAGCCCTCAAGTTTAATAGTTTCTGTTTCATTACATTCTTTACATGTCCAAGTAATCTCGTGAGATAGTTTTGGCATTGTGTTATAAAAATTCTGTACTTTAATAAACTGCTCTTGAGTCAAACTTTCCATAAAATCTTCGATTTCTTTTTCAGTGAAATCATCGTATACAGTATCTTCGTCAAAAATACACTCTACAGATTTTAATAATATTTTGAAAACATTATCAACCATATCAGTGGAATTACTCAAAGAAAGAACATCGTTCAGACTAGGAGATTTCATTTTAATTCCAATTTTATCAGTAATTTGAATAACTTTTTTATGTTTTTCATCAAATTTAATTTTTATTTTTTCTAAATTAAGTTTATATGGAGTTTGATATTCACATTGACTGTTGTTATGTTTTAAGTTAATATCAATAATTTCCCCTACGGATTTTGATCTTAGTTTAATAAAAATAAATTCAACATCATACGTGGTAAATTTATCAACATTAACTCCTGGTGTTATAATACAAGAATCCATAATCTGTAAAATTGCATTCTTAATATCATTTGCTTCTCCACTCTCAAGAGCCATATAAAGAATTTTCTCTTCCTTGACAAGGAACGGTCTAAAAGTAATTGTTTCTTTCGTAGAAGGTATTTCTGTTTCATATTCAGGGGTAACTAATTTTGGCAAAGCCATAGTATATTTCTCCACATTATATTAAAAGTTAATATCAAGTCCAGATTTTTTAAGTTTAGATGCTTGTGATCTTAACATTCTCATTCCCTCTCCTTTGAGGAATTTTTGAGGGTTTAGAAGTTGTTGTAGACTAATATGTTTTGCAGGTCTACCACCAAACTTCTCTGTTACCTGAGCTGTTTGACCGCCAAGATTTTCGTTTCTTTCTTCAAAATACCGGAACGTCATAGTTACGTTCATTTTTTGAATTTCGGTTTGACCCCAAGATAATGACAATGGTTGTACGTTCATCGGATACGCATCAATAAGATCAACAGCATATGTACGGAAACCAGATGGATCTAGTTGATATATCGATACTCCTTGTTTACATACATAATCATCATAATACCCAACATCGAACATATTTTTTCTAGTGGCTTCGTTGTTTCCTATTTCTTTTTTTCTATGTTTCCCAACAATAAGATCCTGCCAAGACATAAAGAAATCACGTTCTCTTAAATCTTCGCTACAAATAATAACCATCTCAATTTCAACTGTGTTTGCCATTCCACCTATTTTATAAGGATAGCCATAATCTTTATAATCAATTGGTTGTACTGACCTCATTGGCAGACTTGTAGATTCCAAACGAAACTGTAAACTCGAGGAAACTTCGTTTAACCCAAGAATACTTTTAGTATCGATTACACACTCGAAATCAGACGAACGAGCTATACCACTTTTGTTTAACTCGGCGGTAAATTTGTTTATGTCAAAACCCATCTTATCGTCCTCTTATTTCAGCGCGACTATCTTTCCAGACCTGAGACTTTGATGCTTTTTCGAAATTCTCTAGTGGTAAGAATAAAGCCATGTCCCAATCTGATGAAGATATCTCTAGAAATCTACTTCTTACGTGTTCGTTCAGATACATTTTAAATGTTGGTCTGAATACTTTGCTTATACCTTTAAGGATTTGATAACTAATCTTCAGCTTAGTTCCTTCATCATACTTCGTATTTGATGCTAAATCATACAGAGCATCCATTAGTTTAGCTCTAAGCGGCAACGGTAAGTAATGCATGTTAATACCATGGAACCCTCCAGCAACATTCTGAACCTTGAATATGAGTGGGAATCTATCGTAATATGGTAGCGTCTTTTTATGCTTTGGGTCATATGTAAAGAAATACATCTTACCAATCGCAGCACGATTTTTTAATTGTGTACGATCTTCTTTCATTAATGCATTAGGAGTTATTGATACTTTTTTGGCAGTATTTCGAAACCATGTTCGCGCAGATTGTGTCCGCGCAGGGATCTGTCCTTGACGAACACCTTTGGCTAAAATATCATCGAATACGTATGCGGGCAAAGTAAAATCTCCTTTTTATTATTTATAATCAAAAAAAGCATTGACATGTATAATGATTGTAGTTATAATAGGTATTGTACCTCATTGATACTATTAGTTACTTAATACCTAATTCATGTTCAGTAAAGATTACAAACTTATAATTACGGTCTTTACACCACTCTACGGCATAATCCCACTTACTAATGTTAACTGCATAGGTTTTAACTTCATTAATATATCGTTTGGTGATTCGTTTTTGTTTCTTAGGTTCTTTTGTTTGAGCAGCAGGTTTTACTTCGACAATCCATTCTTCTATAATGTTGTCTGCATTCTTTATTTTAACATAGAAATCAGGATAATAACGATGGCGGCGATTGTCTACTGGGCTTATATATGGGATTATATACTCTTCGGAAGACCATTTAAGGACTGTTGATGTATGATCACACCAAACGCAGAACTTCCGTTCCCACGAACTACGACATACAATACCCGTAGGATCGCCTTTATATTTGGATGGATTGACAGGATTATACTTACTTCTTTGTGCAGTCATTATAAATATATGTAACCAGTTAAAGTTTCAAGTAAGGATATTTATAAATGGCTCGATCATCTAGAGTTGCAGATAGTACACCAAATAATACTAGCAAAGAAGCAACGACTGCATTAGCAGCGGCATTGAGTAATCCAACTAAGACCACCTCTTTTCCTGACAATTTAGATAAAGTAGATCACTGGATGGCTTTTAGAATTAACAGTTCGGAACTTTTAAGAAAAGCTGATTTTCCCGTAACGTCTGATATACATAGAGTTTTTTTGCCATTACCAGTTCAATTTTCTACAGCATATAATCAAAGTTATGCCTCTGGTGGTATTGGTGCTTTGGGTGAAATATCTGCTAACGTCGGAAAAGAAGTAAATTCAGCAGTTCAAGCTGGTAATATCGATTCTATTAAAAACAAATTTAACATGCAAGACGTTGGTAAAAAAACAACGGACGCTAGTGTTGCAATAGGGGCTGAAATGGCAATAGCAACACCAGCATTAGGTAAGTATGCAAAAGCAGGTATGGCTGGTGCTGGTATTGCGGTAAATCCATATCTAGCAATGATATATGAATCCCCAAGCCTAAGAACACATCAATTTAATTGGAAACTGGTTGCTAAGAATTATAATGAGTCTCTTAATATATACCGAATTATAAAATTATTCAAGTACCATTCCGCTCCAGAGATATCAACAACTACTGGGATGGGAGGTTTGTTAAAATACCCACAACAATTTGATGTAGATGTTCATCATCAAGATTATCTTTACAACATCGGACCAAGTGTTTTAACAGGAATGTCAGTAGACTATCACCCAGATGGTATTTTATACCATGTTGTTGAAGGTGGAAATGAAGACAATCCAAACGAATCAGAAAAACTTCCAGTGTCGGTCCAACTTTCAATTACTCTCCAAGAAGTTTCTATTGTTACTAAAACAGAAATAGAAAAATACGATAGGTAAACAATATGTCATTCTTTTTTAAAAAACACCCATTGATATCATATGACGTTCAAAAAAAGAACCTTCCTAATATTGTACAAAATCCACTTGTAAGGTTTAAACTTCTAGATATATTGAAAACAAGAACAGCTTTATACTATACACATAATATAGAAGAAGGTCAAACTGTACAATTTATTGCGGATAGATATTATAACGACATTACATTAGACTGGGTAATTTGTATTGTTAACAATATTATCGACCCACAGTACGATCTTCCATTAGATTATCAACAGTTTAATGCGTTTGTAAAAGGAAAGTATGGCAAAGTTGAAACTGCCATGAATACTATTCATCATTACGAGCACATATATCAAAAACAATCTGTTATATTTGACGGCACGATTGTTCCAGAAAAGGTTATAATAATAGATGCAACGACCTATGCCTCTTTACCTGCAACCGATAGGCGCGAAGTTTCAAGTTTTACATATGAAGAAAAATTAAATGATTCTAAAAGAACAATTAAGATTCTTCATCATGATTATATCGATCAATTTTTAGATGAAGCAGAAAGTATTTTTGAATAATGGCTATTTCAGACTACAAAGCTGGAGATATTGAATTAAAAGATATTACGCTATTCAACTATCGTGGTGCACCAATAGATATTAAAATAATTATGGAAGAATTTACTATTTTCCATGATTTATATGCTAATGGTATACAGTGCGAAATATTAGTTGTTGACTCGAATGGTCTTTTAGAGTTCATGCCTATTGTTGGTGATGAGACATTAATGATAAAATTCCGCACGCCGACAGACGATAGATTAAGAACTTATATCTTTAGAGTTTATAAAGTGGATAATAAAGTAAAG